CACTTGGTGGTGGTGCAGGCAGTTACTCTGCAAGTGGTTCAACAGGTGGATCAGGTGGTGGTGCAGGCATATCAGGATCAGGTGGTTCAGGCACAGCAGGGCAAGGATTTAATGGTGGCAACTACTCGAATTATGGCAGAACTGGTGGTGGTGGTGGTGCTGGTGGTGCTGCAACAAGTTCAACGCAAAACTATAAAGGCGGTAACGGTGGAGTTGGACTTAATACACATTCTGTTTGGGCAACTGCTACTTCTACAGGTGATTCTGGATACTACGCAGGTGGTGGTGCAGGTCGTGGAGACAACTCGGCTGGCACATCAGGATCAGGATTCCAAGCAGAAGGCGGTGGTGGCAGATACAATAGCAGTGGACAATCAGGCATAGTGATAGTCAGATATCTAATTACATAAATATAGTAACAAAACCCCAATTAGTCTAGGGTTAAATAGCCTAACAAAAGAATTTTACATAAACCATAGGAGAAGTAAAAATGACAGCAGCAACAGATTATTTAGAAAACGAAGTACTAGATCACATATTAGGGAAAGGCACAAGTGATTTTGTTAGTCCAGCCAATTTATATGTAGGATTATTCACATCCGCAGTAGATCCTGAAGTAGGAACAGTGGTTGAAGTAGCGGGTAATGCTTATGCAAGGACATCAGTTACATTCGGTGTTGCAGCAGGTGGTTCAACTGCCAATACAGGTGATGTTACATTCCCAACCGCATCCGGTGGTGACTGGGGATTAGTGAACAATGCAGGTATCTATGATGCAGCAACCGATGGTAACTTGTTGTTTTATGGTGCTTTAACAGTATCCAAGACAGTAACGGATGGTGACACATTCCAGATTAGTGCTGGATCACTAAGCATTGCATTGGCATAATTAAATGGCACTAATATCAGGGGTATTAACAAACTATGTTGAGGATGGTTATATCAATGACCAAGACGACTTCATGGTTAATGGTATCCTTGATGTTGGCTTTACGATTAGTGCTGAATTAACCCAATCAGGTTGGACACATGAAGCAGTATTCACCCCTACTGCTAATTTCAGTATACAAGCATCGCTAGAAATAGCACATTTAACCCATGAAGGTGAGTTAGATGCTACTGCTAATTTCAGTATACAAGCATCACTAGAAATAACACAGTTAACCCATGAGGGTGAATTAGATGCTACTGCTAATTTCAGTATATCAACTACGCCAACCATTATATTATATAAGTTTGGTGAATTAGATATTGAGATTGTTGCATCAACAGATACAACAGCATCTAAACAAATGGTAGCAGAAGTAGATGTGTCATCATCATTCACCCAATCTACAACAGCATCAAATCTAATAACAATAGATGCCGAGGGTAGATATGGCTGGGATAACCCCTCCGATTGGGATAATTGGGGCATTTGGCGGAACACTTGGACATTACCTACTGATTTTAATACAACTATATTAGGTGGGTATGTTGTTGAGGGTGAATTAGATATATCATCATCTATGGTATATGAATGTGCAATAGACGGTCGTCTATCAGGTGATATACTGTGTGAGATAAGCAGTGATATGTACACTGTGGGGAATTTGACTGTAACTGGGGGTGTGAGTATCAACACATCATTTGGTGCAACTGTCACAGCATCAAATAATACCAATGCTTTGTGTGCTATATCAAGTTCATTTACATCAGACACTTATGGTATTAATATAAAGGCGGCAGGTCTAGAGGTAGATGCCTCATTCACCACCTCTGCATTGGCTAAAAATAATATTAATACAGGACTGGATATATCAGCATCGGTATCATCCACTATTGCTTGTGGAATGGTCTACCGTGTAACTAGTGATATAACAAGTTCATTTACCCAAACAACCAGTGGGGTATTCAAAACCACGGATTACAATAGATATATAACTGTTGCACCTGAAACCCGGATAATTACCATCAGTGAAGCACCTGAAACCCGGATAATAAGCATCAGTGAAGCAACAAGGGTATTAGTGATACCTAGTAAAATACAAACAAGGAATGCAGCATAATGACTACAGGATTTTTAAAAGACAGAATAGGGAATTACATACAGCAAGACCCACAAGCAACATTGGATTATACAATTGATTGGGGGGAATGGATCGCAGTAAATAATGTGGTCGTAACCAGTAGTTGGGGAATTGAAAGTATTGAGAATGATAATACACCAATGACCACCTCATCTAATGGTTTTGACCCCCTTTTAAGCACAACATACATCGTGTTATCAGGCGGTACAGTAGGAAATCATTATCGTATTACTAATACCATCACAACTACGAATAACCTTACAGAAGAAAGGTATTTTAGAATATTTATAATGGACAGATCAGCATGACATCTGCTACATTAAAAGAAGAAGACTACACTGTAACCAAAAGAGGGTTGTTCATCAAGAAATACAACTCTAAAAAGGCAGACAAGGAAGGGGTAGTTATATCATATAAAGAAATTGAAATGTTTGCAAAATACTTTTGTCCTATGACTGATATGGCAAAATACTTTGGTGTATCAGAAGCGGTAATTCGTAAGCATTTCACCCAAACAGTTATTCAAACCCAAACAAAGGTTAAACAACGAATCAGACAAAAACAAGTATCAATGGCATTAGCAGGGGATAAAACACTTCTTATATGGCTAGGTAAGAATTATTTAGACCAATCAGATAATGGCGTTAAGAATGATGATGCTAAACAACCACTTCCATGGGACGATGAATAATGAAAATAGTAGGTAACATAGGTTCAGCAAATATGATTCGTTTAGAAAGCGATCTACAACGGTTGAATATCCGTTATTGGTTAGAAGATAGTGATGAATTCTATCGTAAAACAAAAGAACCAATTCTATATACACCATCAGTATATACAGATGATAACCAATATATCGGTTACACTGTATCTGGGGTGAAGATGTGGTTGGATCAACATGCCATCTGAATGCATCATTGCATTAGTTGTCGGACTTATATTCGGGGTGATACTTAAACTAGCACAAGACCTACTAAACAAAAAGGATGACTGATGCTTAGTCAATGGCAACAAACAGTTACCGATGCCGAAGAACGATTTAAAGTGGTGATGGCAGGTCGTCGTGCAGGTAAAACTTATTTGGCAATGCGAGAACTAGGGAAAGTGGCACGATTCCCTGATAAACAGTTGTTTTATGTAAGTCCTACTTATAGACAATCAAAACAGGTAATGTGGAAACCATTAAAGGCTAAATTAAGAAAATTAAACTGGTTAGCAGATACCAATGAAACTGAACTAACAGCAATATTAGTAAACGGAAGTACTATAGCACTTAAAGGGGCTAATAACCCTGATTCACTTCGAGGGGTTGGGTTGGATCATGTAGTATTAGATGAGTTTGCATACATTCACTCTGATACATGGACAGAAGTACTAAGACCAACCTTATCTGATACAGGAGGTAGTGCATTGTTCATATCCACCCCTGCTGGCAAAGGTAATTGGTCATATGATATGTACCAGAAAGGACAACAACGACTGCAGGGGTGGCAGAGTTGGCAATACACCACATTAGATGGTGGCAGAGTACCAGTAGCAGAAATAGAACAAGCAGAACACGACTTAGATGAGAGAACATTCAGGCAAGAATACCTTGCATCATTTGAGACATATGCAGGATCAATATACTACACATTTGATCCTAAGACACATGTTGTGCCATATAAGGGTGCACTTGGAAGGATTAAAAACCTACATATAGGAATGGATTTTAATATATCCCCAATGACAGCATCAGTCGGTATTAAAAATAGCACTGGTCTGCATATCATAGATGAAATTACAATGTATGGTAGTAATACAAATGAAATGGCAGTAGAAATTAAAAATAGATACCCAGATAACAAGATTATTGTATATCCCGATCCTGCTGGTGTACAAAGAAAAACTTCTGCCAATGGACAAACAGATATTAAAATACTAGAACAAGCAGGATTTAGAACAAAGTACCATAGACGACACCCAGAAGTGAAAGATAGGAACAATGCAGTCAACTCAGCATTCCATTCAGGTAAGGTTAAAATTGATCCGAAGTGCAAGGAATTAATAAACTCATTAATCAAACACGAATATAAGCCTGATACGCAAATACCTGATAAAACAAGTGGATATGACCATTACAGTGATAACTTCGGTTATCTATGTGAGTATTTGTTCCCAATCAGAAGAGATAAGGGGGAATTTGATGAATCAGAGACCTTTGGTATGGGAACTTTTTAATAAATATAATTTAAGGAAATGATATGTATAACAATCAACAACTAGAAGAACTAAACACACAATATAAAGCACAATTACCTAATTGGCAGTTCTATATGAACTCATTTCAAGGTGGTGATGCATATAAAAAACAAGCATATCTAACTAGGTATAAGTTTGAGAATGATGCAGATTATAGAAAACGAGTTAACCAAACCCCATTAGATAATCATTGTGCATCTATTGTTCAAATATATTCTTCATTTATCTATACAGAACTACCAGTAAGGGTGTTTGAATCATTATCTAATGACCCAATACTACCAGATTTCCTTGAAGATGCTGATAGAGAGGGTAGAAATTGGAATCAGTTCATTAAACAAGCGAGTATATTAGCATCTGTTTATGGACATACATGGATTGTAGTTGATAGACCCAATGTGGAAATGACTACACGACAAGATGAAATTGATAACGGAATAAGACCTTATGTATCAGTCATTACACCACCGAATGTGACCGATTGGACATATGATAGACTAGATAATGGTGCTTATGAACTATCAATGCTTAAAGTCCTTGTGTCTAATACATCGGATAAAAAAGAATATAAGATTTATTATAAAGATAGAACAGATACAGTAATCGCAATCGGTGATTCAATAACGACAGATTCAGTTCCAAATCCATATAATAAGATTACTGCTGTACCTTTATATGCCCAACGAGGATTAACCCCTGGGACTGGTATAAGTGATATTGCTGATATTGCTGATATGCAACGATCAATATTTGATGAGAATAGTGAGATTGAACAAATCATAAGATTAAGTTCCCATCCATCATTAGCAAAGACAGCCGATACACGAGTAGGAACAGGTGCTGGTGGCATTGTTGAGATGCCAGAGGACTTAGACCCTGGGTTAACTCCATACCTCTTACAACCAACCTCACAGTCATTAGATAGCATTCGTGCTGCTATTGTTGATAAGGTTGAATCAATCAATCGAATGGCTAATGTAGGTGCTGTTCGTGCAATTGAAAGCAAAACAATGTCAGGGGTTGCAATGGAGACCGAATTCAGGTTACTCAATGCAAGATTGGCAGAAAAAGCAGACAATTTAGAATTGGCAGAAGAACAAGTGTTCAAAATATTAGCAAACATGCAAAATATTAAATGGGATGGCACGATTGAATATCCAAATTCATTTAATACAAGAGACAAATATAATGATCTTACATTCTTACAACAAGCCAAAGCATCTGGTATCAATAGTACTACATTTAACAAAACGATTATGAAGAAGATTGCTGTATTAGTATCCGATGAAGAAGATTTAGACCAAATCTATACAGAAATTGATGATGAGGCTATATTCAGCGATGAAGGACTTGTATGACATATGAAGAGAAAGTCGAAGAATTATATCAGTCATACCTAAGATCATTTGATATATCATTGGGTAATATACAACGAGAAGTCACTAAATTACTCTCTAATTATACAACTCTAACTCCCACTGATGCTATCTCTATCCAAACAGAAATAGATCGCATATACGAAGACGAATACACACCTGTAATTAATGATACTGTAAACTCATTCAACACAGCATGGTTATTATTATTGACATTACCCTCCCTGAAAGGTACGAAAATAGATAAACGAGTACTGAATAAGGTAAGGAAGAACGCAGTAACCCAATTTCAATCACAAGCAACCCTTATAAAATCAAAATTAAATGCAGCAATTTATAACGCATCTATCGTTGGGAGTCGTATTGCTAATATTATTGTAACTTCAAATGATATTATTAAAAGTAATATTGGTAATCCAAAAGCAACCATTATTGATACATTCTATAAATCCACCGCTACCATCGTAACTTATATAAGTGGTAAAGCAGATATTAAAAAATGGAAATATGTTGGTCCTAGTGACGACAAGACCAGATCGTGGTGTTCAAATCATCTTGGAAATGAATATACCAAATCAGAATTAATGAGTGAATGGCAATCATCATGGTCTGGCAAATCAGGCAGTGATCCGTTTTTGGATCGAGGCGGATATAATTGCCGTCATCACTTAGAACCAAAGTGATATCTGTGATGTTCGTAAGTCATTGATAGTTGGTTGGTCAAACTGATT